GGCTTGTCCCAGAAGATCACCGAGTTGTTCGACTGACCACGCCAAGGGCGGTCGATCCAGTGGTCCTTCTTCGCCTCGATGAAGTCGTGAGCCAACTCATTGTCGATGTCCAGCAGAGCAATCTCAGCGGAACGTCGGGAGGACAGGGTGGTCCCGAGGAGGTTCAGGAGGTCGAGGATGTCGAGTTCATCCAGCAGGCGACCGTTGGCCTTGTTGAGGATCCCTGCGATGTTCTCATAGGCTTCCGCCAGGGTAGCATCACCAGAGCTAATCCAGCCGTAACCCTTGAGGCGTTGACCGGCAGGGCGAATGTTGGAGAGGTCGATCTGGAGGCCCTTACAGTCCGCTGGGACGGTCAGTAGCTTGCCGATGGACTTAGCCCAGCCTTCGGCGCTGTCGCCTACGCGGAGGACGTAGTGGCCCTTGGTGACCTCGAAGAACTTGGTTTCGTCTTCGCCACCACTGGAGATCCGTTTAGAGCGCTTGAGGGTTACGTGTACCGGAGAGTGAAATCCCCGAAGCACACCGACCTCAGGTTTGAAACCCACGCCGCAGCCTTGGAGCAGTAGCCAGAAAGCGTCAACAACGTCTGATGGGGTGCGTACCGTGTTGAAGCTGCAATTGAACTGAGAAGCCTCGCGGGTCTTCGCAATGTCTGTTCCACCCAGCCAGCGAGTGCGTCCAGAGGGTGAGGCTTCGAGGTTGTAGAAGATGTCGTAGAGGTCATCGAGTTCCTCCTGTTCCTCATGGTTAATCGGACGACCAAGCGCCCGTTCCCAGAGCCACTGTTGGTGGTCAATGATGCGCTGTGTGGTCTGCTCAAGTGTCTCGAAGAGCATCTTCTCTTCGTCGATAGGCCGGGAATACGTCCGGCGGTGGACCAATTCGGCCCGAGTGTCTTTGAATGACATATTGTATCCTAAGGTTGTATTAAAGGACGCCACTAGGGACGCCCTTTGTTGGTGCTAGAACAGGTCGTCTAACTGTGGTGGCTGGTAGTTAGGCCCCTTCATGACCTTACCGTCTTCCCGGTAGATCGGCTTACCGTCTTCACCGAGTTTACTCATGTTGGACTGGTGGACCCGCTCGAAGACTTCACACAGGGGCAACCCGAAGGTCACTGCGAAACCAATGGTCACGTAGAGGAGATCTGCGAGTTCCTTGGTGAGGGCGGCTTTGTCGATGTCCTCAGATGGACAGAGGACTTGAGTGGGCCAACAAGTCAGATCGTAGAGTTCCTCACCTACTTCTTCTGTTTCCTCTTCGATTAGATCGCCCCGAAGACCCACCAGCCAACGATTATCTGAGTCGTTAACGTCAGCATCCACAGGTTGACCCATAGCTTCGGTAAAGGCTTTCACTTGGTCGTACCAGCGGGATGTCTGGGGGGTGCCGTTGGGGTTCATATTCATTCTTCGCCTCCTTCTCCGGTGAATAGTTCAATCATCCCAAGGACCATCCCAAGCATCGTCTGGGAGATCGCTAGGGTAAGTCCGAGGACAACCCCCACACCAACAATGATGAAGGGGGCGATGAGGCCGCACAGAGCGGCGAGCTTAAGGGTCTCTAGGATCACAGGATCTCCTCACCCTTAAGACGGTTGATCTCCATCTCAGCGTAACGGCGCACCTTCTCAAGATCCGTGATACGTGACTGCGTTTCGTCCTGACCGGGGTACAACTTAGAGCCAGCACGGCAGGCGTACTTGACGATGTTACCGATCTCGAAGGACAAGCGGTTTTCCATGACGAAGGTCACTGGTTCGATCTTGAACTGAGTGTAGTGAGATGGCTTGACTACGATGTCGTCGGTGGTGTCCATAGCTTTACTGCTCCTTCTGCTGGTGAATAATCTGTGTGTCGTAGGATGCGAGCGCAGCGGGCTTGGACCAGTGCGTCGTCTTCAGTGAGCCCTTTGGACTCATATGCGCGGACCACGAGGGACCACAGGGTCTCCAGAGATAACTCTCCAGGTTCCCCCAAGATGTCTGCAGCTCGCTTAGGGCCAACTCCAGGGAGCCCAGGGTAGCCGTCAGTGGTATCTCCAGTGAGCGTCTGCATGAGCCAGTACCAGTCAGCGATACGTTCAGCGTTGGGGTAGAAGAACCGCTCATCGTTTGACCACAGGTTCGCTGGTAGTGTGCGTACATCCTTATCGATGGAGTAGATGCCGTAGCTGTCGTCAGCCGTAGCGATGATCCCGAGGATGTCGTCACCCTCAAGGCCGTCCCATTGGTGACACTTCCAGTTCTCGAAGGCCCACTCACGGACCCGCATGAGGTGCATGGGTTTGCGTGAGTTCTTACGGTTTGACTTGTAGGGCTCGTAGACGTCCTTACGGAAGTTAGCCGTGTCGGTGAACGCGAGTTCAGCCTTGGCTGCACCAGTCATCTCGATGATGGCGTCGATGGCTTCCTTGAAGTCCCGTTTGACGATCTTGAAGTCACTGTGGAGTGACCAGATGTCGTCGTGCCATTCCGTCTCCACCTCAGCAGAGGCGCATACTTGGAAGGCTGTGATGTCGGCGTCAATGAGAACCGTCTCAATCGGCTTCATGTTTAGCTATCTCCTCTTCTGTTTGTTGGAGCCACTCCGCTACTCTGAAGAGTTCTTCGGAGGTGCCATCGCTTTTCATTTGGTTTGCCCTAAAGCTGATCCATATGACGTTACCGGGGACGTATCCCTTATCGGGAATCAAGCGATCCAGGGAAGGTTTGGCGGGGCTTATTTTTTTTCCTCCATGACTCGGTAAGTTCAGGCGTACTTGGAATACAGGACAAACACCTGTCCAGATACTTTCAAGGTACTCCTCCGTTATGCTGAACGGTAGATCACGATCTTTCGCTCTCTTCTCGGCATGCTTGAGGATGTCGTAGAATGGCCTACTCATGTAATACCTCTTCTGGTAGACAGTCATGCACACCTTACAACGATACTGTAAGCCATCTGGTCTGGCTCTATTCTTACTGAACTCACTGGCAGGCTTTGTCTCACCACACTGGGGACACTTCTTACTCCCCTCCATCTGTAAGCACCTCCCAAGAAACGGGAGCGACACCTGACAGTTGATCGGAGATGTCCTTAGCGATCACTGCGGTCTCTGCTTGGGCGTCCTTGGAGATCCGCTGCTTACACACACGGGCGAACGCTGCGAGTGAGCCGGTCCAAATGAACTCAGTCATCATGGACTGCGGGAGAACCGCACGGGCTTGCTCGGGGGCTACTCCGTCACGGATCATCAGTTTGTATGTCTGTTCCGCTTTATTATATAGCCACCACACCGCCGAAACCCAATTTTCACTGTCGGGATGAGGCTCATCCAAGGACCCCTGCTTCTTGTCCTCAGCCTTCTGACGGAAGTAATCGGGCATCCAGAACGTAGGTTCATCATCGACATACCGACGTGAGATCTCGTTCTCCGTCAGGCCAACCTTGTGTTTAAACAATTGACGAGCCACGAAGATCGGAGCCTGAACACGAAAGGTCGCCGTCACGTGTGCAAACGGGGTCCAATGGTTGTGCCGTGCGAGGTACTTGATGAGGCGGGTGTCCCGCTCACCGAACTCTTCAACCTCTTTGGCGAAGGAAACTCGGGCGGCATTGACGACGGTTAGGTCATCTCCCATTGCGTCAATTAGTTCTGCGTACATGATAACTCCTTTCGTGTTCATTGCGGTATAGGGAAGGTTAGTCAGAAAGACGTTTGGCCAGGTCTTCGTAACCACCGAGGTGTTCGCCATCTAAGAAGATCTGAGGGACCGTCTTGATGTTCTCAATCTCCATCCAGTGACGGAGAGGAGCATTGTCTCGGTGTTCGATGTCCTTGTAGGCGTACTCGACGTCGGCCTCACGGCACAGCTTACGGGCCTCACGGCACCACTTGCAGTTCTTCCGACCAATGATGATGGCTTTCATTAGATGCCCTCCTTGTAGAAGGCGGTCAGCCACTGCTTCACGATCCCCGAACGAACAACGTCTTCGAGGCCCAGCTCTACGGACACACAGTCGATGTTATATCCTTTGGAGAGCAGGATCAGTTGGGCTAGGCCGCTGTTGTTGAGATCGGTCTGAGCGACGTCTCCGTCGATGACCAGCTGGGTACCTTCCCCGACACGAGTAACAATCATCTTGAGTTCGTGAAGTGTCAGGTTTTGTGCCTCGTCAATGATGACAAAGGCGTCCTTGAATGTACGTCCACGCATGGTCTCAATGGGTGCCACCTCGATCTTCTTTGATCGTAGGCAGTACTCCACGTAGCCCTTACCTAGACGCTCCGTGAGGGGCTCCAGCAGTGGAACCATCCACGGCAACATCTTCTCATCCTGGTCGCCCGGAAGGTGCCCCATAGTCTTACCTACGGACACGTTAGGACGAGCCAGAACGATCTTGTTGACCTTACCCTCAGCAAGCCAGTCGGCAGCGGTGATCGCTGGGATATAGCTCTTGCCGGTCCCTGCAGGGCCCGTGACGATGACTTGCGAGGAGGACTTGATCGCTCGGATGAGCCTGAGTTGACCATCAGTCTTTGCTAGGAGCGGCGCTCGGCTTGCTTTTGGAACGGGGTTTGCGGGTGGTTGGGTTCTTTGCTCCCGCTTCACTCGTTGTGCTTCCTTTGCTTGCTTCTTTTTTAACCGGCGCTGGATCCGCAGGTCGGTCTTTGTGCTCGCCACAGTAGTAACTCATGCTCGTTGATGTTGGGGTTGGGTAACGCTGGCAACGGGGACCCAAGGCAGGGTGTGTCGTTAGCCAGACGCAGGTTTCACAGGTTTTAGTAGACAATTTGTTTTCTCCTTACCCATGATTGGTGAAGTCGCCGTGTAGTTGTTCACGCAGCTGCCGCACGGCGATCTCAGCTTCTGCGATGTCGTCGAAGTAACCAGCGATATGATACTTACCTTTGAAGCCCACCTTCGCCGCCCACTTACCAGCGGCCTTACTCCAATGGACACCTTTCACACCTGAGGTGTTTCTCGTTGAGCGTTTAGCGTTAGCCAGGTTGGTTGAGTGACAAGCCTCTCGCAGGTTCTCCGGTCGGTTGTCTGTGCGATCACCGTTGATATGGTCAATGTACTCAGGAGGCTGCTCGCCATAGTGGAGGAACCAGACGACGCGGTGAGCACGATACATCCTGTCACCTAAACGAAGCTGCATGTAGCCAGTATCTACGTTTAGATTATCGACGCGCTTACCCTTGGTTCTATTACCTCTAACAGGGTTAGTGGTCCTGATAATACTACCGTCAGGCATTAGCTTGAGGTGCTCCCCAATGTCTTCAGGGATTGGTTTTCGTTGCGACATGGGGAACATCTCCTTTCAGTTAGTGGGTCTCAGCCCAGTTCTGACCGACGTTGAAGTCAGTATCGAGCTGGCACTTGAAGTTGAAGTGGTCTTGAGTTTTACGCATGGCATCTTGAAACGCCTGACCGACGTCATCCGCTTGATCTGGAGGGCAGGAGACCTGCGCCTCGTCATGAACCCAAGCATGCCATTGGACATCGAGACCACGCTCGACGAACAGTTTGTCAGCCTCCAGCAACCACTGCTTACACAGCAAGGCCCCTGCGGACTGCAGGAGAAGATTGAGCGAACTGTGGGCGGACCGGCAGTGAAGCTTGCGACCGTCGAGACCCTTAAGGAAACCGTGTGTCTTCGCCTTGAGCTGACACTGGTCGATCAATGCGGCCAACGCAGGGAGGTTCTTGAAGAAGCGGTCCTTGAGTTTCTGACCGGCCTCTGCACCTTTCCCTACGATGGAACCGATCTTGGCCGATCCACCGCCGTAGAGCAGGGCGTAGATGAAGGTCTTTGCTTGGTCACGAGTTGGTAGACCCGCCGCATTCTGGTTCTTCGTGTGGATGTCGCCATTGACAACTTCTTCCGCATAGCTTGGGTCTCCCATCACTCCTAAGAAATGGGCGAGGCAGCGAAGCTCAAGGCCAGAAGCATCAGAGCCGACAAGGACACGACCAGCAGGAGCACCAAAGAGTTTACGACATCGCTCACCAAAGGGTGCTCTGTTTCCCGGTACTTGGGCAACGT